TTAAGTGAAAACGAACTTGCAGTATTAGAAGCAGATGACGAAGTAGAAGTAACAGAAGTTGTTTCATATCCTGACCCTGCTTACAAACAACCTGAAGCAGTTGTTGAAACAGAAGAACAAATGGAAGAAGTTGTTCCTGAGTTAATGCAACAAAGCATGATGATACCACAACTACATGATGTGAAAGTTACAAGAAAGAAAGAACATGGTTGCGTAAGAGTTGAATCAGTTCCACCAGAAGAATTTTTGATTGATAGAGATGCGACTTCAATGAATGACGCATATTGTATTGCTCATAGACGATATTTAACTGTTTCTGATTTAGTGGAAATGGGCTACGATTATGATGAAGTTCAGAAGTTTGCTTCACCTTATGAAACACAATTAGACGATAACGCAGAATTTCAAGCAAGAAATACTTATCAGAATGAGGGAATCAATCCTGTAGAAGATGATGCGAATTTAAAAGTTCAGTATGTCGAAGCATATATGAAGATTGATATGACAGGCGATGGCATAGCTGAACTTCGCAGATTGTGTTGTGTAGGTGATAACTTTGAAATTAAGAAGAATTTAAAGTGTGACCAGATACCTTTCGTTTCTTTCTGTCCTGACCCAGAGCCACACACTTTCTTTGGACTAAGTATTGCAGACATAACTGAAGATATACAAAAAGTGAAATCAATGGTTATGCGTTCTATGTTAGATAGTCTTGCATTAAGTGTTCACCCTAGAGTTGCAGTTGTTGAAGGTCAAGCAAACATAGAAGATGTTATGAATACAGAAGTTGGTGGTATTATTCGTCAACGAAATGCAGGTGCAGTTCAACCTTTTAATATGCCATTTGTTGGTAAAGATTGTTTTCCTATGTTAAGTTACTTAGATGAAGTAAAAGAAAACAGAACTGGAATTTCTAAAGCGTCAATGGGCTTAGACCCTGATGCGTTACAATCTGCTACAGCTTCAGCCGTTCAAGCAACTGTTCAAGGTGGACAACAACATATAGAATTGATAGCGAGAATATTTGCTGAAACAGGAATGAAACCTTTGTTTAAAGGTATTTACGAATTACTTGCTAGACACCAAGATAAAGAACGCACAGTTCGATTGCGTAATGAGTGGATTCCTATTGACCCTAGAGTTTGGCAAACAGGAATGGATTGTGTAGTTAATGTAGGTCTAGGAAATGGAACTGCACAAGAGCGTATGCAATATCTAGGACAAATAGCACAAAAGCAAGAACAGATATTACAAACATTAGGCGCTTCTAATCCTTTAGTTGAGATGACACAATACAGAAACACTATGGCAAAAATGGTTGAATTAGCTGGATTTAAAGACCCATCTATGTTCTTTAAAGAAGTTCCTGAAATGACACCTGAACAACGACAAGCTATGATGCAAAAGAAACCTGATGTTTCAGAACAGTTAATTCAAGTGCAAATTAAAGAAATTGAAGCAAATATGCAGAAAGCTAACGCTAGATTACAGCTTGATAACGAAGAAATGAAACGAAAAGATGATTTAGATAGAGATAAATTAGATGCTGAAATTATGCTAAAAGCCGCAGAAATTGAAGCAAAATATGGAACTCAAGTAGAAACTACTGTTATTCGAGCATTAGTTGAAAGAGATAGAGAACAAATGAAAGCACAATCAAAATTGGTTAGTGATATAGCAAGGGTTAGACAATGAGTGGTAATGACCATATAGACGATTTAATAATTTTCGGAAAAAATGCAAAACGCATTTTAGACGACACTACTTTTCAAGCAGTCATGCAAAGCGTGAGGGAAGATGTCCATACTTCATGGTCTGAAACTTCACCTCATGCGACTCAAGAGAGAGAACAGTATTTTCATCTTTTGAAAGCAGTTGACTTGTTGGAAGAAAAATTATGGGCTGTTGCAGATAACGCCCATATTTTAAAACTTAAGGCAGAAAATATTACAAAAAACAAAAAAGGAGTTTAATATGAACCAAGCGACAAACCCAGTTGAGGAATCGCCTGAATTAAAATCTAGCGTTGAACAAGTTACTGATATTCTGACTCGCCCTGGCGACAAAGCAGAAGTAAGTAATCAAACAGAGTCAGAGCAACCGCCTATTGAAGATGTTGAATCTGGCGAGGAATATATAGACGAACCTTCTGAGGAAATTTCTGAAGAATATGAAGAAGTCCTAGAAGATGAGGAAGATTCCGAACTGTATGCAGACGAACAAACCGACATTGATGAAGATGAAGGCTTGCAACAAGAACTAATTGAAGTGAAGATTGACGGAAAATTAGAGCAAGTATCTTTAGATGAATTAAGAAATGGATATTCAAGGCAACAGCATTTTACTAGACAAAGCCAAAAACTTGCTGAAGAAAAGAAGCAGTTTGAAGCTGAAGCTAGACAAGTTCAAGAGGAGCGAAATCAATATGCTCAACTCTTAGGGAACTTAGAAAATCAAATAGTAGAGTTAGGTAAAGAACCTGAACCAGATTGGAACTTAATGTATGAACAAGACCCAATCGAAGCTAGTAAAAAACAACATGAATGGAACACTTATAAACAGCAACAAGCTGAAAAGTTAAATGCTGTTAAAGCCGAACAACAAAGAATAGCAGAGCAGAATCATCAAGCAAATATGATGCAATATCAAACAATGCTTAGTGAAGAAGCACAAAAGCTACCTGAAGTTATTCCAGCATGGAAAGATGAAAAAATTGCTACAAAAGAAAAAGCTGAATTAAAAGATTTTCTTTTAAAGAAAGGCGTTACTGAAGAAGAAGTTTCTGCTTTAGTAAAAGCTAATCATGTTAGCGTTTTAAGAGATGCTATGCTTTACAATAAAGGTAAACGCAAAGTAGTTAAAAGAGCAAACAAAACTAACGGAACGAAAGTTCTGAAAAGTGGTAGCAAAAAATCCCCTAAGAAAACTGACGCATATAAGAAAACGACCTCAAGATTAAAAAAAGGTGGACAATGGCAAGATGCACAATCAGCCATTTCCATGTTGTTAAACGATTAATTTAAGAGGATATTACAATGGCAATTATTGCAAATACTTTTACTAGGTATTCAGCAGTTGGTATTCGCGAAGAATTAAGCAATATTATTTACAACATTTCTCCTGAAGAAACACCATTTATGTCAAACGGTGGCAGAGAAACAGTTAGAAACACTTTCTTTGAGTGGCAAACTGATTCCCTTGCGGCCGCTTCTACAAACTATCAAATTGATGGTGATGATATTGCTACTTTCCCAGCAACCAATCCGACTACTAGAATAGGAAACTATACAAACATTTCAAGAAAACTTGTTATCTTAGCTGATAACTTGGAAGTTATTAACGAGGCAGGTAGAACTTCTGAACTTGCTTATCAAATAACTAAACTTGGACAAGAGCTAAAAAGAGACCAAGAAACTACATTGATGGCGAATAGCGCCGCTGTAGGTGGAGCCGCAGGAACGGCTAGACAAACAGCAGGTCTTCCAGCATGGCTAAAAACAAACTCAGACAGAGGCACAGGTGGGACTGACCCGACAGTTTCTGGTGGGGTTGTTAATGCGGCCGCTGGTGATGCCACAGCTGGTAACAGAAGGGCGTTTACTCTTTCAATTCTTGATGCAGTCATAGAATCAGTTTGGACTCAAGGTGGAACACCAAAAATGCTTATGGTTGGACCACACAATAAGACAGTCGTTTCTGGATTCTCAGGTATCGCCGCTAACAGGTATGAAGTTAAAAAACCTGAAGCTGGTGTTATCATTGGAGCCGCTGATATTTATGTATCAGACTTTGGAGCAGTTAATATTGTTCCTAATAGATTCCAAAGAGAAAGAGATGCTTATGTCTTAGACCCTGAGTTCTACGCAACTTGTTTCTTACGACCACTAGAAGTTATTGATTTAGCTAAAACTGGTGACGCTGAGAAGCGAATGTTACTTGTAGAATACGGACTTAAAGTTAAAAATGAAGCCGCTCTTGGAGTGTGTGCTGATTTAACAGCTTCGTAAATCACATAGGAAAATGGGGTAGTTAGCGATTGCGACTACCCCTAAACTAAAAAAAATGAGTAGAAAAAGATTAATAAGTTTCGATAACGAAACAAAGATTTCAAATAACTTTACTTTTGAAGAAGATACCTCAGGTAAAGGAGAACATAGTTTTGTTTTAAGTAGAGAGCAAGATGTAACTGAAATACTTAAAGAAAACAGAGATTTATATAATGATAGCGATAAAAGAGACCCCTATGGTCATTGGAATAAAGTCGCTTCAATCCCTATGGTTTTGTATTATGATTTAAAAGAAAAGGGTATTTTAGATGACCCTAAAGCATTAAAAAAATGGCTTAACGACCCTGACAATAAAGCGTTTAGAACAAGAGAAGGAACTGTATAATGGCATTAGTTAATTATTCAGATTTAAAAACAAGCATAGCAGATTGGCTAAATAGGTCTGACTTAACAGCAACAATACCAGATTTTATTACTTTAGCTGAATCTGGCTTTAATAAAGAAATACGCAACAGAAAAATGATTAAAAGAGCAACAGCAACGATTGATTCTCAATATAGTGCTGTTCCAGCCGATTGGTTACAAACAGTTGATTTTGTTATTGAGGCAAATCCAGTTGTAACTTTAGAATTTATTACAAATGAAAAACTTGATAAATTAAGAGAAACTTATACTTCAAGTGGCACACCAAAATTTTACACAATAGTAGGTCAAGAACTAGAGGTTTTACCTGTTCCTGATTCAGCAACGCTGACAGGAGAAATTACTTACTATAGTAAAATTCCTAACTTAACTGATGTAAACCCAACTAATTGGTTAATGAATAGTAGTCCTGATATATATTTATATGGAAGTCTGCTACAATCAGCCCCATATCTAGTTGATGACTCTAGAATACCTGTATGGGCTAGTATGTATCAGAAGCTAGTTAAGGATTTAGAAATCGCAGACCAAAAGGCAAGAGTAGGCGATTCAACATTAAAAATGAAAGCAACCGCATTACAATAAGGAGATTAAAAAATGAGTTTTAGCGATTATTTGGAAAACAAAATTCTTGCCCACACTTTTTCAGGAACAACTTTTACTCCTGCTTCCACACTTTATTTGGCTCTATATACTGTAGCGCCAAGTGATGACGGAACAGGCGGAACTGAAGTTTCAACTTCTGGAACAGGGTATGCAAGACAAACAGTTACTTTTACCACAACAGCAAGTCAATCTAGTAACACGGCCGCTGTAGAATATTCAACGGCAACAGCAAGTTACGGAACAGTAGTAGCAGTTGGTGTATTAGATGCTTCAACAGGTGGTAACTTATATGCAGTAGGAACTTTAGCTACACAAAAACCAATATCAACTGGTGATGTGTTTAGAGTGCCTGCTGGTGATTTAGATATTGATTTAACATAAGGAATTAAATGTCTGGAACTAGAGATTATGGACAAGGTGGATATTCTTCCAATGTGTATGGAATTTGGGGTTACTCAGATGCTTCATGCACAATAACAGCTTCATCTAGCTTTACAAATAGAGCATGGAGAGGTTATGGTAAAGGTGGCTATAGTTCTAATCTTTATGGAGTTTGGGGATATACCGATAGTGGTCAAATATCTTCAAGTTCATCATCAAGTTTAAGTTTATCTGCGGCTCACCCTGTAGATACTTATTCTTCTGGTGAATATGGTTATGGTAATTATTCCGCTGGAACAATTAGAGATGCAAGTGTTACAGTTAATGCTGTCGCAACTATCTCTTGTATTGGTGGATATGTAGCACAACCACAAATAACAGTTAATGCTGTCGCAACTGTTTCGTTATTAGGGCAAGTAGTAAGTGGTGGTATAATACCCGCACAAGCTACTTCATCATTAAGTGTAGTAGGAACTGTTACATTTAGCGGTAATCCATATCCTATTAACGGAGTTTCTACAGTTACGGCTGTATGTAATAGAATAGTGTTTATAGATGTTTCAAATATATCAGCCCAATCATCTACAAACTTTAGTGCAAGATTAAAATGGGTTGATGAACCAAACGCTTCTACAACATGGACTGAAGTCTATAAGGTAGCGGCATAACTTTTAAGGAGTAAATGCAAATGGCAGATACAACAACAACAAATCTGA